GAAAGTCAATTACTGAAGGAACTATTCAGCAAGGTAATAAGTCGTTGAATGAAAAACGTATACACCCTACACAAAAGCCGGTAGCACTATATGAATGGCTCCTAAACCGCTATGCAAATCCCGGAGACATTATCTTGGACACACATGTAGGCAGTGCCAGCAGCTTGATAGCCTGCTACAGAACCAACCATCCATATGTTGGCTTTGAACTGGACAAGCATTATTATGATTTGTCCAAAAAGAGATTAGATGCAGAAATGGCACAAATGCGATTATCTGATTTTATGCCGGAGGTGATGCCATGATTAACGGAGAATTGATTGTTGACAACTTTGCTGGTGGTGGAGGTGCATCCACCGGAATAGAGATGGCAACCGGATACAGTGTGGATATTGCCATTAACCATGATCCGGAAGCTATACGGATGCACAAGGCTAATCACCCTAACACAAAGCATTACTGTGAGGACGTATGGCAGGTAGATCCGGTTGCAGCATGCAAAGGGCATCCGGTAGGTCTTGCCTGGTTTAGCCCAGACTGCAAACACTTTAGCAAAGCCAAGGGCGGAAAACCAAAGGACAAGTTTATCCGTGGTCTTGCATGGGTAGCCTGCAGGTGGGCGGGACTGGTACGACCAAGGGTGATTATGTTGGAGAATGTGGAAGAATTTAAGACCTGGGGACCACTAAACAGAGGGCATCATCCCATTAAGGCAAAGCAGGGTAAAACTTTTGAGAAGTTTGTCCAGCAGCTTACAGATTTAGGCTATGAGGTGCAATTCAAGGAGCTGATTGCTGCTGACTACGGTGCACCCACCATGCGCAAGAGATTTTTCATGATTGCGAGATGTGACAGGAAGCCCATCATATGGCCGGAGCCAACACATGGACCAGCTGACAGTGAGGCTGTTAAGGCTGGTCTCTTAAAACCGTATGTGGGTGCATACACGCAGTTGGACTTTTCCCTGCCGTGCCCCAGCATCTTTGACACCTCGGAAGAAATCAAGGAGAAATACGGGATCAGGGCGGTACGACCACTGGCGCCTAAGACAATGGAGCGGATTGCAAGGGGATTGAAAAAGTTTGTGCTTGAGAATCCAGAGCCGTTTATTATCCAGTGCAATCACGGTGGCGAGCGTAGACCGAATGATATCCGGGAGCCGATGCCTACAATCACCGGAAAGCACGGATATGGGATCGTGGAGCCTTACATGGTACAGATCGGACAGACTGGATTTACTGCAGACAGGAGTAAGGATATACGTGAACCACTTACAACTATAGTGAGCAAGAATGAGCATTGTCTGATTGAACCAACGCTTGCACCGTATATGGGAACAAATACAACGAATCATCCCGGTGGGAATTGCAAAGATCCGATACATACGATCACTACAGGTAATCAACAATGTCTTATCAGCCCTACGCTGATCCAGTACCATTCCGAGACGGCACAAGGGGAAGTCCGTGGACAAAGTATTAAAGACCCGATTATGACCGTGGATGGATCGAACCGGTATGGACTGGTTACCTCATTTCTGCATAAGTATTATGACGGTGGCTACAAGGGAGCAGGAGAGAGCATGGAGAAGCCATTGCCGACAGTCACCTCATGGGACCATAACAGTGTGGTGACGGCAAACTTGATCCAGATGAATAATCACTGTGACGGCCGGGACGTGAGGGATCCAATACCTACAATTACAGCCGGCGACGGGCACTTCGGAGAGGTTAGAGCCTTTTTGATTAAATATTATGGGGATGCTACCGGTCAGGACATTGAGCAACCGCTTGATACGGTTACGACCAAAGACAGATTTGGGTTGGTGACAATTGAGGGCGTGGATTATCAGATTATGGATATCGGGCTTCGGATGCTGGAGCCGCGGGAACTGTACGGATGCCAGGGATTTCCGGACGATTACATAATTGACCATGATTACACCGGAAAGACCTACCCGCGCAGCGAACAGGTCCGCCGATGTGGCAACGCTGTTTGTCCGCCTATACCTGAAGCACTGGTGAGGGCAAATCTGCCGGAACTATGCGTGGCGGATCGTACACCGAACATGCAGATTAAGACAGAGCAGACCGGGCAACTTCGGTTTGCGTAGTAAGTGAAATCAGGAACTCAAATTTTTTAGTTCCCGCTCAATAACTCAAAATTTGAGTTAAAAAGTGAAAAATTTAATTAAAAATTTGAGTTTCTATTTGAGTTGTTTTAAATAAGTTGAATTAGAAAGTAGGTAAAAAGATGTTTGATACTTATAGCCCAACACAAAAAGTAAATGTAAATGCTGTTAGCGGAACATTGTCAAAAACATGTAAAGATAGCTATTTTCAGTGTTGTCAAAGAGGAAGTAGAAATTTTGACGACATTGTAAATAAAAGACATGTTGTTATATTGCAGGCAATGATTATGTCCAATGATTATGTGATGTTTGAAGTTATTTCGCAAAAAGATTTTGAAAAAATAGCTGAAAATTAGGATTTAACGGAGGAATAGGATGAAAATATATAATACAGAAATACGAGAACATATAAATATTCTTTCCTGCATATTTGATAAGTTTGCAGATGAATTATCTCCGGCAGAGAAGGAGTCACTAAATGCAGCAATGCATTTAATGGATACTGTCGAAAGGAATAAGGGAACTTTGGTCTTAAATTCTTAGGATTTAGCAAAGGAGCGGAATATGGAAAAAACAAAAATAGATTGGTGTGATAGTTCATGGAATCCGGTTACCGGATGTCTTCACAGCTGTAAATATTGCTACGCAAGAAGCATTGCAAATAGATTTTCTGGTGGTGGAGAGAAATGGACGGATGATGCGCTGATAGAACTGAATGATCGTATTTATTTCGATGAATCAGAGAAGGCTGAAGCGTATCCATATGGATTTAAACCTACACTGCATAGATACAGGCTTAATGAATACGAGAAAAAGAGCGGAAGGAATATTTTTGTATGCTCTATGGCAGATCTTTTTGGTCATTGGGTTCCTGATTCTTGGATTGAGGAAGTTTTTTCTGCCTGCGCAAAAGCACCGCAACATAATTATCTTTTCCTGACAAAGAACCCGGAAAGATTCGTTGATTTACAGAATAATGGAAAGCTGATTGTAGCTGACAATATGTGGTATGGTGCAAGTGCAACAAACGAAGATCAGCTTGAACTTGCAGCAAAAGCATTTTCAAAGTTAAGTTGCCAAACAAAGAATTTTTTAAGCGTTGAACCGATACTTGAAGACGTTACTGTGTCTAAATACTGGGATTATCACATGGATGCTCACCTTGTAGATTGGTTAATCGTTGGAGCAGAGACAGGACACAGAAAAGACAAGGTGATTCCTGAAAGAGATTGGATAAGATCTATT